AACTCGTCGGCAAACGCCTGCATGATGTCCAGAATGTCTTCCATGGGATCTCCTTTCTCACTCCACGAAGGAGTAATTGCAGTGGGGGCAGCCGGTGATCTGGTGGTTCTCGGCATACTCCACGGAGTAGCCGTAGACCATGCCGCGCGGGCCGTTGGTGGGCAGGTAGATGTCCCGGCCGCACCGGGGGCAGAGGCCGCCGATCGGCGCGTACATGGGAATCTCATGCGCCTCGCAGTAGTCCTCCTGGGCCTGCGCGGCCCGCTTGTTATTGAAGTTGTTCTCCATGGGAAGCCTCCCTTTTCAAATGGTCCATGATGATCTGTTCGAGAAATCCCTGCATACTCTGTCCTGTGCGCACCAGGTGCTGTTGCACCCTGCCGTACATCTCGTCGGTGAGGCGGCATTGGATTCTCCTTGCCTTCGCCCGGTTGGGCTGCCTGGGCGCTGCTGGCGCCTCTGCGCCGAAGTGCTCGGCCAGCAGCTTTACGGCCTCATGGGTCAATCCCACACCGTACTTCTTTTGGTTGCGGCACTTGCTCAGCAGGGACTTGTCGAAGCCTTTGAATCCGATCTGCATCGCCTTGATGATGTCCGTATTTGGGATGTTCCTCTGCTGAAATTCCTGCAACAGCTTGACATCCGGGGGAAGATTGGATAAAATAGGAATAGGACGTGATGTTTCAACCCCGTCTATCCTTTCTTGGCTTTGCGGTTCCTGCTGTGCCACCAGCGGAGCCGCCTTTTTAATGCTCACGGTCATCCTCCTTCCTGCGCCCGCCGGGCAGCTTCCCGGGCGGCCCTGCGCCGCCGGTAGTCCGCCTTCATCTGTTCGTGGACGCGCATCTTCTCGGGGTCGCTGCAGCATTCGCGCCAGTAGCGCTCGAAGCCCTCAAGGCCGGTCTGTCCGAGGTCATCCTTGATGTACTGCGGTACCAGTTCCTCCTTGACGAGCGGCCCCTTGACGTCGCGTATGTCCACCGTCTTAACGGCTTCCGTGGGATTCACCTCCTTTACATGATCCTCGCGAAGGCGATCAGCCAGCCTTCTCGTCGTCTGGCTTGGTGCTGGCGCTGACGCCCGCGGCATAGCCGAGGACAAACTGCTTGTCCTTCTCGGGCAGGGTCTTCAGGGCATCCATGATGTCACCGCGTTCCTTTTCGCTCACATCAGTCACCTCCTTTCAGGTCAAGCACAAACTTGACTGTGCTTAACATTGTACTACAGCTCAGTCAAGTTGTCAACCCGTTTTTCAGAAAAATCTTGACTGTACTAAAGTTTTGTGATATGATAGATTTCAATGAGAGGTGATTTTATGAATACTATTGGGGAGCGAATAAGAGCGCTTCGAAAAGAATTGCATCTGACCCAAGTTGAATTTGGAAAGGTGATTGGAATCAGTGGGTCTGGCGTCAGTCAAATAGAAGGTGGATTTAGTCAACCGACAGAGGCTGCGATCAAGTTGATTTGCTCGACCTATCATGTTGAATACCTTTGGCTTACGGAAGGCGAAGGTCCTAAGATGGAGTCCTTGACCACTGATGCCCTGGTGGAAAAGTACATGGCCGGTGAATCGCCGGTGGCAATCTCCATAATGAAGGCATTCGCCAAACTGCCTGACGAGGAATGGATTAAGCTGCGCGATCTGATTGACAGGATAAAAAAAGAAGGGCACCCGTAATCGGATGCCCTTGCAGTATTGTCACTCTCTACAGAATACCTGATTGATGAAATCATAGATACGCCGTAGCTTCTTTTCGTCGTTGATCTTCCACAGGAGCTTGACTATCAGACGCCGAAGTTCATTGTTCGTTTCCATAAGAACCAACCTCTGTTTCTATGTATGCTCTCCGGAGGCAGGGCTATTGTAGCAAACTCATTTGACCAGAATATGACAACGTAAGAGAATGACGAATATCGTCAGAAAGGGGTTTACGATGGCCAAGTGCTCAAGATGTGGTAGAGGTGGATTGTTCAAGAAGATAGATAAGGTTACAGGACTATGCGCAGAATGCTCTCGCATACAGGCTCAGGAGGATAAACTCCGTACCGTCACGGCTGAATTAGAGGATAAGGAAAAGCTGCTGCGAGAAGCTCGTGAAGCCGCAAAGACGGAGGCTTACCGTCAGGTCGAGGCCGAATACACAAAGTATACCGGCGAACTGGATGGCCTCAAAGAAGCTGTTCGAGCTGCCGAAGCCCGAAGGGATACCCTCATTGTTGAGAATCAGGATGCGCAAAAGGCGCTGGATTCAATGATTCGTCGGACGGAAAAACTCAAACCTCTTGCGAAGAGTATAAAATATGCCAACGATGAATGGCTCGAAGGCAATCTATTGTCGGCGACTTCCAAAATTGCCAGTCTTAATATTGAAGAATTGCTGCCCGAGCCTGACCTGAATTGCTTGACCATGAAGCAACTCAGGGCAAGGTATAACGGCCTTCGCAAGCAGATTGTCGAGGTATGCAAGTCATACGAGGCGCGTTACACTACAAAAGCCAATGCCGCGGTCTACAAGCTGATGGTTTTGGCACTTGAGGCAGAACTTGAAAATGTCCTTTACAAGTTGCAGTATGGCAGACTTGAAGCGGGGATTGAAGCCGTAAAGAAAATGACGGCTCAATACTACTTGATCGGTGCAGAGGGCAACGGGACTATTGCCCCTACGCTGAGGAAATTTGTCGGACAGATCGAATCCTTATATCTGGATGTCGTTGCCACGGAGTATGAGTATTACGTCCAGCGTGAGCGCGCAAAGGAAGAACAGCGCGCACTTCGTGAACAGATGCGACAGGAGGCAGAGGAAAGAAAACAGCTGGAGCGCGAAAAGAAGAAGGTCGAAGCCGAAGAACGCAAGTATCAGCAGGAGATTGACCGCATCGAACTGGAAATGAAAACTGCCCAGGATGCTGAACTTGAAGCGCTCCGCAAACGTTTGGAAGAAATGACTGCCATGATGGATAAGGTGGAGGAGCGTAAAGCCGAAATCGTGAATCTCCAGAACGGCAAGGCTGGAACAGTCTATGTGATCTCCAACATTGGTTCCTTTGGCGATGATGTATTCAAGATTGGCATGACGCGCAGGCTTGAGCCGGAGGATCGCATCAATGAGTTGGGAAGCGCAAGCGTGCCGTTCCCGTTCGATATTCACAGCTTCATCTTCTCGGAAGATGCTCCCGCTCTGGAAGCTGCATTACACAGAGAGCTTAATGATAGACGTGTAAACAAGGTGAATCTTCGCAAGGAATTCTTCCGTGTTTCCATTGATGAATTGCAGCAGCTCGTGGAAAAACACGATCCGACTGCGCCGTTCCGTGTTACTGCTTTGGCTGAGCAATATCGGCAAAGCCTGTCGATTACCGATGTTCCTGACGAATTGCCTCAGGAAAGCGACGATGATGACGAAGAATAAGATTCCGACCGAGCAATCATAGGTCTATGGATTAACATCCTGAGAACAGAGGAGATGGAATTATGAAAAGGCTATTGATGATTGTTATGATCTTCTTGCTCGTTTTAGCTGTAACCGCTTGCAGTAATACAAAGCAGACGCAATACGAAAGCCTGGGGACATTGAGTGCTACAATAACTCAGAAGTGCCCCAAGTGCGGAACATTTACTCTAAAAGTCGAAGCTGGAAAAACATATGGCATTTGTTCCAGCTGCGATGGGAAGTATACGGTCAAATAAAAATCCCCCGTTCGGCTCCTACCCCGAACGAGGGAACGCAATACCACGACTATCACGAATTCAGCGGGGGATTGCTATTTCATTATAGCATACCCCCAGGCAAAAAACAAGGAGGGTATGTATGCCAAAGGCAAGAGCAGCGAAGCAGGACACCGGCTTCACCGCTGCCATCTATGCCCGATACTCGTCAAGCGTGCAGAACGACGCCAGCATCGAACAGCAGGTCGCAGAGTGCCAGGAATATGCAAGGCAGCATGGGCTGATGATCGTGGCCACCTTCGAGGATCGCGCCATCTCCGGCCGAAGCGACAACCGGCCTGGATTCCAGAAGATGCTCCGGGCAGCTGAACGGCATGAGTTCCAGGTACTGTTGGCCTACAAGTCCAACCGCATATCGCGCAACATGCGCAACGCTCTGGTCTACGAGGAACGGCTGTTCCAGGCCGGCGTGAAGGTGGTCTACTGCAAGGAGGAGTTCGGCGACAACGCCACGGGCCGCTTCATGTTGCGCATGATGATGAACATGAACCAGTTCTACAGCGAGAACATGGCGGAGGACATCAGGCGCGGCATGGTGGACAGCGCGGCCAAGGGGAAGGTCGTCGGAGTCATCCCGTATGGGTACAAAAAGGGCGAGGATGGCAGGTTCGCCATAGACGATCAGACGGCTCCGGTGGTGCAGGAGATCTTCAGGCGGTTCCTCAACGACGAATCCTATGCCGACATCGCCAGAGAGCTGAACGCCCGGAGCATCCTGACCAAACGGAAGCAGCCGTGGGGGAAAAACTCGTTCCACTCGATCCTGGTCAACGAACGCTATACCGGCGTGTACATCTATGGTGAGGTGAGGACTGAGGGCGGTATGCCGCAGATCATCGAAAGGAGCGTGTATGAGATGGCTCAAAAGAAGCTGGGCGAGCATAAGGAGACGCGCGCCCGGCACCGTGACAATGAGGACTATCTTCTGACCGGGAAGCTGTTCTGCGGCCATTGCCTCGCGCCGATGGTTGGGCTCTCCGGACGGGGACGCTGGGGAAATGACTATTTCTACTATGCCTGCCAGACGCGCCGCATTCAGAAGACATGCCAGAAGAAGAACGTCCGAAAGGACTTCATTGAGGAGGAGGTGACGCGCTGCGTCCTGGAAAGCGTCCTCGAAGATGAGACCGTAGAATGGATCGCGGACACGATCATCGAAGCGTCGAAGCGGAGGAGCGCCCAATCCCAGCTTGCCGATTATGAAAAGCGGCTGGCCGATACGAAGAAGCAGATCAGGAACATCGTCCGCGCTGTGGAAATGGGAATCATATCCGACGAGTTCAAGGAACGCATGGCCGAGCTGGAGGAGACGAAGAAGGAACTGACGGGCCTGATCGCATTGGAGAAGGCTCAGATCAAGCATTACGATCGCGAGGATATTATCGTATACCTGGAATCTATTCGGAACGGGAACCCGAAAGACAAGAAGTTCCAAAGGAAGATCATACACGATTTCGTCCGTGCTGTGTACCTGTTTGATGATCACTTCAAACTGGTGGTGGACTTTACCGGGGAACACACGGTATATGATCGTTCCTTTATGACTTCGGTTTCCGAGGATCCTGAGGGTGGACTGGCTGAAAACAATGCCAATGGGGTTTGTTTAAGCACCGCAGAGGTGTACCAATACATTCTTATACAAACCCCGAATTCACGGAATCGTATCGAAGCTGTGGACTCGGGGTTTGTCATTACCTGGTACTTCGAGACAAATCCATAAACAAAAGGGACACTTTGCTACAAATGGCATTGTGTCCCTTTTTGTATGCCCTGATGTCGAAATTCGACATCTTATGCCAGTTTTCGTCGCTGTATGACTACTTCCCGGATATTATTACAAACGCCAGTTTTTTCGCCAGGAATCTGGTAATATTATCCGCAAGGAGTGACCGGCATGTACAGGATTCGGATTAAACTGTCAAGGCTGCTGGGCGAGCTGCACTTGACACAGGCTGATTTGGCAGACATGGCCGACATGCGCGAGGGAACCCTCAGCGAGTACGTCCGGGAGATCACGGACCGCGTCTCGCTTGTCTACATCGCCCGCATCTGCGAGGCTCTTGAATGCGATCTCACCGACATCTTTGAATTGGAGTCAAGCGAGGCAGCGCTTGACAACAACGAACGATGGAGCAGGATCCAAGCAAAGAAAGAAGCAGTGCGTGCGAAGCGCAGACAGAAGCACCAGGCAAAGAAGAAGGCACTGAACTGACCGACCACGGCCCCGGGTTAATCCTGGGGCTTTTCTTTGCCGTTTTCGTCATCCAGCTCTATCTCCTGCCCATCAGACATGACAATCATCAACCGCGCGCCACAGCAGTGGGCGGCCTTGATCAAGTCATAGGAAGACCAGCTGTCACGGGCCACCTTATTGCTCATGGCCTGTCGGCTGACGCCGAAGTATTCCGCCAAATCATTCTGACGCTTCCCGCATCCGGCCAATGCCTGTTTGATTCTCTGGGTAACAGTAGCCACTTTCGCACCTCCTTTGTTTGCTTCCTATTGTACACCAATACATGTATTAATTAAAGTTAAACATTTGTTAAATACCGTATTTGTGTATTGTATTTGTACATGCTTTGGTGTACAATGTACACATAAACAAAAGAAAACAAATCGACCTATTGACAGGAGGTAGAGATGATGAAGCAAATCAAGGTCGAGTGGTGCGAGAACTGGATCAGGGCATTGTTTGCCAGGCTTGCCAGAAACAACGCGAACGGCATCTACACCGGGCACTTCTGGGATCTGGCGGTGAAAGCCGGATTGTATGTGCGAGGCACATATGGCGCTGATGCGCCGATGAACGAGGCGCTCACTAATCTGTGCTGCGTCATGGATGTGGTAGACGATCGCGGCTACACGAAGTATTCGGTGTTCAAGCTGAAGGGCACGAAGCCGGAGGAAGATGAGCGGTTGCTGGGATAAACGACAGATTGAGGGGCGGCGGCGAAACCGCCCCAGAAAGGAAAGATCATGAAGTTCACCACGAGGAAGGATTACACCGGCACCATCCGCAAGATCTGGACGGACGACAAGTCGAAGGTGCTGGGTATCGTCGGAGAAATCGGAGACTTGCTCAAGGAGGGAATCCTGGAGAGCTACGGCGGCCAGTATTCTTTCGACACCTGGATGTGCATCCCCGTCGCCGACTTCGACACGGTGACCGGCTTCGGTGCCACCCGCGAAGAAGCAGTCAGGAACGCCAATTTCAGAAAGTGAGGAAGACAGCATGAACGCATTCGAGAGCATTAAGGAGCAGCTGATCACCTACAGGGAGAAGATCAGCGAGGCTCGGGAACAGGGCAACCGGGATTTCGTAAGCATGTATCAAGCTGAACTCCGGGGCTTCCTGAAGGGGCTGGAGACCTGCCTGAGCAAAAACTACGTTTCCACTTTCGTGGACTACATCAACGCCTGCTACTGACCGATCACCCCGCCCCGGAGGTCACGAGGGCAGAAAGGAGACCACCATGACCGATACGAAGGCCAGGATCATCGAAGAGAACGGCGTCTACACCTATCTGGACCGGGATGGCAACGAGCTCCACGACGGCGACACCATCATGTGGGCCGATGGCCGAACGGAGAAGCTGTTCGCCACGGTGCAGGGCCTCCTCGGGACCGATGCTACCAATCCGAGCTGGATCGCCTCGGGCCGCGCGATTGAGGGCGAATACGGGGTGTACCCGCTGACCTGGTCCGATGTGCAGGAGATCGTGAAGGTAGACCCCCAGGACGTTGAACGCGCAGCCAGGGCGAGGAAGGCTGAGCAAGAGGCTGAAATGCGGAAAGCACAGCGCGAGGCTGAAATGAAGAAGCTGGCCGAGTACGGCAAGAGCATGATCCGGGAGTTCGGACGCCGCAAGGATATCATCGTCACCTATGACTGCCCAGACAGCAAGACGATCAGCCAGTACACCGAATATCAGCGGAAGTACCACCAGATCATGACCGGCAGCGAATACTTCCTGTTCTGGGAAGAAGAGACCATGCACCTGCTCTACGTCAAGGATGTCACCGCAGACAGCGCTCTCACCGCCGCCGCCGAGATGATGTGGCTGGCCGCGAAGAAGTTCTGATCGACAGCCCTCCCGGCCGGGCGAAAGACCGGGAGAAAGGATTCACCATGGCAAAGCTGATTATCGAAGCCAATCGTGAGGGATACGCCACCGACCAGATCCGCAGGACGATGACCGTGGGCGATCTGATCTCCATGCTGGAGCAGTACGACGAGGACACGCCGGTGTTCCTGGGGCACGACCGCCAGAGCTACGGCTTCTACACCTACGGCGGCATCACCGAGGGCTGCTTCAACGAGGTGGAGGACGACGAGGATGAGGAGGATGATTACAATGACGATCAAGAATGATATGCTCCGCAAGGCCTATGACGGCTCATACTACACCATTCAGGGCGCAGGCGGTGACCTGCAGGAGTGGAAGGACGGCTACGCCAACATGCTGGCAGAGCGTGGGATCGGCACGATCACGAAGTGGGTGGAGTTCCTGGGTAAGGATATGAACACGGAGTTTGGTCTGACTGGAAACAACCGCTATCCTGACAGGCTGCACTTCCTGGCCTTCCCGCTGGACGGTCTGGACGTCAACAAGCTGGCCATCTTCAAGATTCAGATGGGCGATCGGTGGTTTGACGACATCGTGGACAACAACGCCCGGCGTCAGATGGAAGCCGCAGGATTGGAGGATGACTGACATGACGCGGAACGAGTACTATACCCTCCTGAAGGAGCGGTACGAACAGGTGGACTGGAACGACCGGGATTCCATCCACGCCTACAACGAGTTCGCCCGGAACCTTCGACACCAGATTGACGAGGAGGAATGAACGGTGACCATCGAGATCAAGGGCCCGGACTTCGACGGGTATTGCGTGCTGGTGAATGGTGAGACGATCTTGGAGTGCATGTCAGAGAAGGAAATCGACGAGCTTACAGTCGGTGAACTGCGGCAGCTGTTTGGGTGCAGTCTGTAGAGGGGGTGCATCATGAACACCAAGGACAGGCTCATGATGATGCAGGAGATTGAGCGCAGGAATCAAGAACGCATCGAGGCGTTCAAGGAGCCCCGGAAACCTACCTTCCAGCCGAGAAAGCGTAAGACCAAGAGGAATAGGAAAAAGCATAAATAACGGCTGGAAACGCCGTTGCAACTGGCTACAGAGCCACAGAATCAATAATCCCCGTCTGGAAGCCGCCAGACGGGGATTTAATGTGTTATATCCCATGGTAATTGCATTACGTGCAACTGTACTTATACGAAACGCCGCCAAAAAAAGAAAAAAGGCCGGGACCATGGCACATCGCCACAGTCCCGGCCGCATTATTCAGTTTCATCTTCCTCCGCTTCGTCGTCCACAGGGTCTTCATCCTCGTCGACTTCCAGCCTGTGCGCGATCTCGCCAATCGCGCGGTCGTTCATCTCTTTGACAGCCGCCTCGATCAGGTAAGTGTCGACGTCGTAGCCGTGAGCGTTGAGTGCAGCCTTGACAAAGGCCATTTTCTGTTCACCCTGATTCAGCCCGGTAATCGTCTGCTCAGCTGCTTCGACCAAGCGCTTGACCACATTCCACAAAATCTGCTGCTGATTCTTCGTAGTATGGGAATCGAGCCAGCGCTTCGCGGGAGGGATGACTGCTTTCAGCAGCCAGGCCAGCAGGAACTCAAAAAACGCCACGAGGATGGCGATGATCAGGCCGGTCAGGTTGACGGTGTACGTGACCGGCACAGGCGCAGCCGGCGAGGCGGGAGGCTCCACGGCCTCGGCCAGGACATAGGGTGCGCAGAGGATGGTCATCATCAGCATGGCGCACAGCAGGATCGACAGAAACTTCTTCATGGTGATTCTCCTTTCTTTGATTGCAACTGGTTACTCTTCGTACATGATGAACAGCCCGTAAGCCTTCGCTGCCTCATGTTCAATGCGGCAGCCGCGGGCATTCTCCCAGCCCTTGCAGAAATAGGCTGCGGTGCAGAGAGACATGTTTTCCAGGCTCTTGGCCAAGAAACACAAAGGGATGTTCTCGACCCCCCTGGCCTTCATTGCATCCTGGCTGTACCATTCGTCCGTGAACAGGGTGTTCACGACTTCGTAGCCTTTGGCCTCCAATTCTTTGATCGCCGCTTCTCTGGTTGCAACAATCTCCTGCTCGGTTTTTCCGGCCATGGGCTGTGACAGCATTGCTTTCATCGTGGTTCCCTCCTACAGAAAATCGTTCTTCCTCTGCCTCTCGGCATACAGCTCCTTGACGTACTCGTACTCCGCATCGAAGACGCCGTTCTCGTCGTTGGTCTTTTTCAATAGCCGCTTGTACTTCCCGTTCAGGGTGATGATGTGCTGGAATTCGTCCTTGGTGTGCCGGATGCCGTTGCGGCAGCTGTTGGCGAAGTCCAGCACCTCCCAGCGGATGCGGTCCTTCTCGTTCTCGTCCACCATCTCGCGGACCTCGGAGATGTCCTTGCGCACGCTGCCCAGGAACAGGGTCCCCAGCCAGGTCAGCGGATTCCACTTGATCGCGGGCGTGATCTGCACGACGACGCCCAGCACGAACGCGCAGAAGCCCCAGTGGGCAAGCACCCAGTCAAAGATTCTCTGCATCGGTATCACCCCCTGTGCCGCAGCCTGCAGCACGCCCAGATGACGAGCCCCAGCGCGATGGCCACGGGAACAGCGATGCGGATAACATGCCAGGCGGCGACGATGGCCATGTCAGCGCGGACGATGGCAACCTGTATCTGCCTTGTCGTGTCCATTAGTCGTCCACCAGCTTTCCGTACTTGCCGGAAACCCAAGCATTCTGGCCGTTGTAGATCACAAGGTGCCAGCCATTGGCATCGGTCTGGCCCTGGTATTCCAACTCCGTGCCCTCATAGACGATGCCAAGCTTGTTGGTGTCGTTTACAACAGGCGCGGTGCGAACGTAGCAGTTACCACCGATGATCTTGACCTTGCGGGGATTTGTCGGCGCAGCAGTTGCTTTCAGGGCGGCGAGCATGGCGGCGTGCGACAGAGGGCCATATTCTCCGTCCACATCCAGCGGCGGGTGATCGGCCTGGAACTTTCTGACGGCCTGCTCCGTGGCGTCGCCGAAGTCACCATCGGCACCCCAGGAGCCGCAGGAGTACCCCAGAGATATGAGCTTGTTCTGCAGATCAACAACATCAGTGCCCGTGCTGCCGTTGCTCAGAATACGATCTCCGAGGGCGTATCCAACCTGAGTGATCGGAGCACTGCCATCGACCGCGGAATAGTCCACTGAACCGTAGCCGTCGATGTAGCTGCTGGACATGCTGTAGGACTTCTTCTTCACACCGCCGCCGTTGGTTACCAGCGTGGATGCACCGGAAGTATTGCCCTCGATGGTATACACGGTGGAGCCGCTGACCTTGTACACGATGCCGACATGCCCGATCCTGCCCTTTGCCGTCGAGTAGAAATAGATCACATCGCCCCTCTTGGGTTTGCCGCTGCCACGCTTGATGTATCTGCCCTTTTTCTTGAAGGCGCTGCTGCCAGTCGGGGTGTAGTTCGTGAAGGTGTAGATCAGCTTCTTTGCCGCCTCCAGCCCGAAGGCCGTGACGAAGCACCAGTCCACGAAATTCTGACACCACTGATCGTTGAGGTTCGCGGACTTCGCCCACGCCTTCATATCCCTGTTGTACTTGGTGTAGTTGTTGCTGCCGGCATTGCCGGTCTTGCTGTCAAGGTTGGAATTCGATTTTTTTTCAAGGTAACCGATTTCAGCCTCGGCAGTAGCGATCAACCTGTCAATCGCCGTCATAGTGACCACTCCCTTCTGCATACAAAAAGCGCCGGCTTTTCGCCGACGCTTCCCGTCGATTGTTCAGCACCACTTTTCCATGTCCTCACGGAATCTCTGTTCGGCTTCTTCGAGCCGCCTGTCCTCGGTTTCAATCCCGTGCTGGGCCAGGAGCGATGCCTGATTGTCGATGATCTCTAATGCCATTCGCAGCATATCTTCGAGGCGCTCGATCACACGCAGATAGGACATAGGCCCTCCTTACTCCGCTTCCAGAGCGGCCCGGACAGCCTCGCGCCAGAGCTCCGGCACGTCGTCGATGGTCTTCCGGCCCAGCCGGATCAGCTTCACGTACAGATTCACCATGGCCTATCCCTCCTTACGCAATCATGGTCGCCAGTTCGGTCACAGCATCCATCAGATCGGCAACGATGTCGGCAAGATCGCAAATGGCGTCATCGGTTGCCGTGTCCTTCAGTTCTTCCAAACGCCGAGCGGATTCTTCCTGGGCTGTGACGGCCTTGATCTTCGCCAGCCACGCATCAGGTGCCGCGCTGACACGCCTCTGCAAACTGTCCTGCCAGGGGCAGCTCATACTCCAGGCCTCGGCCAGATACGCAGTGTCGTTTTCGCGTTCTTCCTCCCGAACGTCCGTATAGAATGTGATAATCGCCTTCCCGTCTTCCTGCTCGACAGTAAATGCGGGCGGCATCGCCGACAATTCCACGTTTTGCCGCATAGGAAATCACTCTCCTTAAGAAATTGATGTTGATCGTCTGGTTGAGTTCTCTCAGGTATTCCTCGCTGTCCGCATGGCTGAACCATCCCGAGAGACTGATTATGGCCTGAGCGTGCGCAAGCAGAATAGACCCGCGTTTCCGCAGGCTCTTTTCCGCTTTTGCCGCTGTTCGTTGGGTGTGTAGGTAGATGTTGCTGCGGACCTCGGTGTGTTCCCGGTAAAACCTGTAACCGACAATATCCACCGGCGCAGCGCCTTTGACCAGTGCTCTCCGGCCATCGGGTTTACGTGCGAAAGACGCTACCCTTCGGATTTCCCATACAGGCTTGATCTCAAGCCCGAGTTCATCGCGACAGTAGCGCATGATTTCATGCACGGCCTTTTCCAGATCACGAGCGCTGTTGCCAAACAAGAGCATATCATCCATGTATCTAAGGTAGTGTGAGACATACGGAATACGCTTCCCGCGGCGCAGCTTATACATGTCCTGTACAATGTGATGGTCAAGGCCTTGCAGATAGAAATTGGCGAACCATTGGCTGGTATACGTCCCGATCGGGAGCCCTTGCGGGACAGCACCTATCACCTGATCGATCACTGCAAGAATCCTATTGTCCTTGATCACTCTGCGGAACATGGTCTTTAGACGTTCCTGGTCGATACTCGGATAGAACTTCCTGATGTCCAGCTTGACAAAGTACTTGCATTTGTCGTCATGCTGAATCCATCGTTCCACCGCCCGGCGAGCACCGTCGATGCCACGCTTCGGGATGCTGCCGTAGCTGTGCTCATACATGCCCCTTGTCAGAGGCTCCTTGATGGCCAGCAGGAGCATCCAGTGGATGATGTGATCTTTCAGTGTGGGGCAGTCGATGTTTCGCCTCTTTCCGTGCACGGGTACGACAATCTTCTGTTTTAGCGGCGAATGAACCCAGCCAGATTCCAGTTCGTCAACGAGCTTCCGCGCATAGCGCTTCACCTTCTCGGGGTCGAGTTTCCCCTTTTCCTCGGGCGAAGTAGCCTCCAAGCACAGCTTGCGGCGCACAGTATGATCGGATCGCTTGTTCTGCGTCCCGAGTTCAACTGCTGTGATTGCGCTGCTGATGTTGCAGAAGCTTTCCCAGAGATTGCCGTACCGCTTCAAAGTCTTTTCATCCTTCCGGCGTTTCAATGATTTACTAAGCCGTTCCAGTCGGACGCATTTCGGTTCTTGCGAACCATGGAAGAGGATGCGCGGTGCCAAGATCATCTCGGTTTCCTCCGGCATGGAGATCGCAAAGGCGTCATGCCGGGACTGGATAAGGTAATGCCCGCCGCCGTAGTTCCAATTCGCGTTCGACACAGCGTTGTTCGCGTTGAAGTACCGGGGCCCTGCGTTCGCGCCATTGTTCACGTTACCGCGCCGACGGACGGCACGAACTACGTTCGAGTTCACGAGGTTCGCAGGACACAAGCGGCCAGAACGTGCGCATCTCAATCCCATCTTCGGAGAGTATAGCAAAACCGGTTCCATCGCGCAGGAAAACGATAAAAAATATCGCATTGCGTTATTTTGGAACCGATTTTTGGTCGGGCGCTTCGCGCCAATGAGAGAGAGGGTTAAGGGGGCTGCGGCCCCCTTCTCGGCTTCGCCGATTCAACCCCCTACTGGATAAAGAAAAGCCCGCCGCCGAAGTACCAAAACGCGGCCGACACAGCGGAGAGCGCGGAGAAGTACCGGGGCCCTGCGAGCGCGCCAGAGGCCACGTAACCGCGCCGACGGACGGCACGAACTACGGGCGAGTTCACGAGGTACGCATAGTCGCAGTAATAGGTACCGCTGCCGCCGCCCTTCGTGAGAACGGGCACCTTAACGTGCGGGTACTGAGCATCAAAGCCCAGCTCTTTGATGTAGCCGTTCTCATAACTGTCAGACGGGGTGCTGACGCCCAACTTGACCCAGCCTTTCTCAGGGTCCTGCAGCACAGTTAGGTCAAAATTGGCGTGCGTCATCTTCCTGGGGTCGGCCAGGTGATACCAGTCCAGATGATAGACGCTATCGCCTTCATCTACGCGAACATCAGCGAGGTCGATGGCCGTCATGTTCTGGTTGCCCCAAGTGTTCTCACGCCAGCGGTACCGCATGGGATAGAGCCCGTTGGTATTGCTCACGGGGCTGCCAGTATGGCCGAGGACGGCGTTGACGCCGGAAGCATGTCCGTCAGTCGCGCCGGTGATCCACGGACGGGATGCCATCTTCCACGTGTTGGCCACGATCGTGCTGGTGCGGTCGGTGCCATCGTAGGTGATAAGGTAGTAGCTGCCAGAGGCGTTCGGCGTGCCGTCAGCATCGCATTTCTCAATGGCCGTGATGCAGTTGTAGAGGCTCACGTCCACGCTCGCATCATGCGCGGCGTTGAAAAGGATGGTCTGGCCGACGACGAAGTTCGAACCAGTGGAACCGATGACGGCCTTGTTCGCGGCGGGCGCAGCCACAATGATGTCGTTGGTGTTGTACCGCATATTCGCGGCGCCGTACATGATGTCCTGAACGTTCTGCGTGGCAAACTCGATCGTGGTCAGCAGCCACTCGTAATGATCGACCGCCGAAGGCTCCAAGATCGCGTAGCTGCTGACATCAGCGTTGGTATACGTTGCCGCATAGTCCCACAGGTCCTTGTAGCCACCGCGCTGGTTCTGATAGCCGGGCAGGCTGACAGCTTTGCCGTTCTTCTGTGCGAGCGCATACACGGGAATGTAGGTGTGCGCACGGACATTGCCGTCGAGATCGACACACACGGGGTGAATCTTCCATCCGGGGAATTCCTGCTCGGACACACCAATGATGTCGCCCTCCTCGATGTAGTAGAACGGGTCAACTTCGACGGCCACGTAGTCGCCCATGCTGCCATCCTCGGCATAGTCGGCGTCACCATAGTATGCCTGCACGTTGAACCGGGCCTTGCCATTCTGTGCCGTCCAGTTGCCGACGCACTTCCGGCGGTTGAAAGGCGCATAGTTGTCGAAGCCGGAGGAACCGCGCACAGTATCGGTGCTGGGCGTGGCCGTGAGATCCACGGCGTCCCACAGTCGGGTGAGAGCCTTCGCGGAATTCCCGATGCCCTTGACGCCAAAACGGGGCTTGCTCGTGAGCTCGTCAGCCCTGCTCAGGTAGTAGTCGATGCTGTGCTCATCCCAATGAGAAGCGTTGAACGCCTCTGCCGTGGTAATCTCCGTATTGCACCTGAGCAGTTTGCCATTCTGGATACAGAAATCACCAACATGATATGTCGCGCTCGCAGAATATGCCGGTGCAATCGTCGAGAGAATGGCCGTAGTATTACTCTCGCCCATGCGTTTACACAAGGCGAGAGCAGAGGCCAAAGTCTGTACATCCATTTGCTTCGATCTCCTTTCAGTTCACAGTAATTGATTCGCCATCAACGGTGAGAACGTATGATGTCCCGTCGGTGAATGTGACCTCATAAGTCCCGGTGTTGGTCAGTTCGACAGAAACAATTCCGCTTACTGTTGCGCTTGTCAACGTGTAATCGGAAAGTTGCTCGATTGCCGCCAGACCTTCGGAGATGTCAGGAAGGATATCGCCCGGGTCGATGATCGCGTCTGTCGGTCCCTGCTGCACATCAAGTGTAATGCGAGATACCGTGATGGTTGTGTGGTCGGTTGTGTTGGTCAACGTCATCAGGCATTCGACCTTCCCCAGCAGCGCCATGAACTGCTGCGACAGCGTTGCGGTGCACACGCTGCCGTTTACAGTGCCATTGACCAGGACTGTGGAGCCATCAGGACGGATGCCATAAATCATCGCCGAGCAACCAGATACATCCGCAGCT